ATACTCAAGTTAATTTTTTAAACATTTTATTAAATAAATACAATGAATTCCAAAATTCCTAAATTATCAGTAATAACATCCATATACAATGGAGAAAAATTTTTAGAACAATTTCTAGAAAATGTACTAAATCAATCGTGCATTAATGATATTGAAGTTTTATTATTAGACGCTCAATCTACCGACTCAACAAAAAAAATAATTGAAAACTTTAAGCATGATACTTTAAAATATGTCTTATTAGATAAAAAATATTCTATTTATGATATTTGGAATATAGCAATTAAGATGGCGAAATCTGATTTAGTGTCAAACTGGAATATAGATGACAGAAGGAAAAATTCATCATTAGAAACTCAAATTTCTTTTATGGAACAAAATTTAAATTGCGATGTATGCTACGGGTATATAGCTTGGTCATTTAAAGAGAATGAAAAATTTGAAGAAAATAATTTAATAAATTTATATCCATGTTATGATGTAAATTTTAAAACAATGATGGAAAATAATTCTCCGCACTGTATGCCGCTATGGAGAAAAAATTTACACGATAAATTTGGATTATTTGATACTTCATACGAAACAGCTGCTGATTTTGATTTTTGGATGAAATGCCTAGAAGGAAAAGCCATATTCAACAAGATGTATGAAATTATAGGCTTATATTATTATAATCCAAACGGACTATCCACAAGCATGAAATCCACTAACATGCAAGAAGGACAAATAATTAAAGAAAAATTTAAACATTTATTATAATGAAAAGCTTAGTTACAGGAAGTGGTGGATTTATAGGTTCTTTTCTAGTTAAAAAATTAATTGAATTAGGAGATGAGGTAGTTTGCTTGGATCTCAAATCTGGAATAGATTTAAAAAACTATGATAATATTTTACCATTATTTAATAATATTGATAGAGTATTTCATTTAGCCGCAGACATTTCAATAGAAAAATGCATTGAACATCCTCACGAAACAATGTTAAACAATTGCGTATCAACAATAAATGTTTTAGAAGCTTGCAAACAAAGTAAAGTTAAAAAATTCATATTCTCATCAACAGCTGCATTATATAAAGATTTAAATAAAGAAGTATATTTTGAAAATGACGAACTTGAAACTTTAAATACGTATTCTAGCTCAAAATTAACTGGAGAAAATTTATGTAAAATTTATTTTTCTTTATATGGTGTAAAAACAACAATTTTACGATACTTTAATGTTTTTGGAAATGGATCTAATAATTACAGATCCGTTTTAAATTCATTTAAAAACCAGTATGAAAATAATAATTCATTAGTTATACATGGAGATGGAAAACAAACAAGAGATTTTATTTACGTAGAAGATGTAGTGGATGCAAATATAAAAGCTTCTTTAATTGATGGTGATTCAAGCATATACAATATAGGTTCTGGAAATAGTATCTCTATCATAGAATTGGCTAGAAAATTTTCTAATAATATTATTTTTAAAGATGCTAGAGTTGGAGAGGTAAAACACAGTAGGGCAGATATCTCAAAAGCATCCAAAGACTTAAATTGGAAACCTTCAATAGATTTAATACAATGGTTAAAGTAATTTCATTTAGCTTGTGGGGAAATGACCCTAAATACTGCATTGGAGCAGTAAAAAATTCAGAAATTTCAAAAGATATTTATCCAGATTGGAGATGTAGATTTTATATTTCAGATGGCGTTGACAAATCAATAATTAAAAATTTAGAAAAAAATAATTGTGAAATATTTTTAAAATCACAAGATGCAAATTGGACTGGAATGTTTTGGAGATTTGAATGTGGATTTGATAAAGATGTTGATGTTTCAATTTTTAGAGACACAGATTCAAGATTAAATCTAAGGGAAAAATATGCAGTAGATGAATGGGTTTCTTCCAATAAAACATTTCATATAATGAGGGATCATCCATGCCACGCATTTCCAATTCTAGGAGGAATGTGGGGAATTAGAAATAAACAATTTAAAAATTTAGAAAATTTAATTCAAAATTTTGAAACAAAAGATGAGTATGGGACTGACTATAAATTTTTTATTGAAAAGCTTTATCCATTAATCGGTAATGATAAATTAGTGCATGATGAATTTTTTGATAAAATTTCATTTCCATGCAAAAGGCTGGAATACGAATTTGTAGGAGAGGTTTTCGATTGCCATGATCAAAGAAATCAAGAACACAGAAATATATTAATTAATTTTTTAAATAAATGAATATTTTATATGTGGTTTTACATGGAAAAAGTAGCGATCATAGACATGAAGGCATAATGGAAACATGGGGCAAAAATAAAAATATAATATTTTATTCAGACTACGAAGACCCTGACAAGAAAATATATAAAGTATCCAACAGAACAGACTATAGTTCAAATGAAGAAAAACATTTAAATTCTTTTTTGCTAGTCAATAATTTAAATACTAAATACGATTGGTTTTTTTTCTGTGATGATGATACGTTTGTTAATACGGAATATTTAGAAAATACAAAATTTGACGAAAATTTCATTCACGGATCTATAATAACTGGATGTTGGCCGCATGATAAAAATTTAGAATATTGTTCTGGAGGGGCTGGATATTTAATTAGCAAAAACATCTTAATTAAAATATATGAAAATTTATTCAACTCAAACACTGGTTTTTCAGATGTGTCTTTAGTTTATATAGCTAAAAAATGCAATATACCATTTTTGAACGACGATAGATTCAGATCTCAGAATCCATCTTTTTTTAACATTAAAGATATTGAAATAAAAAACTTTTTCACATTTCATTATGTAAAAACAAAAGACGACCAAATTAAGTTATTAAATCTATGTTCATAAGATATGCTATTTTTTAATATAGATTGTCACGTATCTGTAATTTCAGACATTAAGAATATATTTACTAAATTAGGTCATCAAGTAGATAATTGGTCGCTATCAGGACATAATTGGATTTTTAATTTTACTGAATCTAAATCACCAGTAATAAATAAAAATAATTGGAAAAGTATAAATGAACAAATGGTGGATGATTTTTATTTAGTTCATAAAAATGATTTAGATAAATATGATGCTTTTATTTGTTGTTACCCGCCAATTTTTTTAAAGCTTTTTGAAAAATTTAATAAACCGATAATAGTAATTGCAGCAACAAGATATGACCATCCAGTAATTAATGATGCATATAGATTATCTTGGTTAGAAGATTCATTAAATAATAATAAAAATTTAATTCTGGTAGCAAATAATGAATTTGATAAAAAATATTGCGAAAAATTCTTAAAAAAAGAATGGCTACATATACCGAGCTTATGCGACTATACAAATGAAAAATATAATAAAACTAAAGAAGAATCTATTATATTTAGTAAATTTGATATAAATAGTAAACACATTCATCAATCTCAATTGGGAAACTATTCATGGAAAGATTTATATTCTTATGAAAAAATAATTCATTTTCCATATAATTCATCGACAATGTCCATCTTTGAACAATATAATGCTGGAATTCCACTTTTATTTCCAAGTTTGGATTTTACATTAAAATTAATAGATTCTGGAATTGGGTTATTTTCAGAAATTGTTTTTGAAAATAAAAATTTAAATAGACAACCAAATTTATTTTTAAATAAAGAATGGTTATCTTATAGTGATTTTTATAATGGCACTATAGAATGTGAATATTTTGACTCTTTAAATTTTAAAAATTTACTTAAAGAACCAAAGTTCAATAATAAACAAAAAATATTTAATTCTTGGAGGAATATCTTACTATCATTACAATGATTGGTCAAATAAATATTAATTCTCAAGCTGGGCGTTGGCTTTACGATCTTTCTAATCAATCTAATATATTTAATATAGTTGAAATAGGTACATGGAATGAAATGGGTTCTACAAAATGTATATATGATGCAATCAAAGGTACAGATAAAAAATTAATTTCTTTGGAAATAAATTCTGAAATGTATAATTTAGCATTTGATTTTTATAAAGACAAAAAAGAAGTAGAATTATTATTTGGGAAAATAACTGATGAATTAATTGATTTGAAAAAATTAGATCAATCTTTTTTTGAAGATTATTCATTTAATGTTAAAAACTCTTGGAGAGATCAAGATTTAATTAATTTAAGTAAATGTGAAAATGTATTACATTTATTACCAAAAAAAATTGATTTGCTCGTTTTGGATGGTGGAGAATTTTCCAGTTTATCAGAATTTAATATTTTAAAAGATAGAAGTTCAATTATTTTTTTAGATGATTCAAAAGAACCTACTATTAAAAATTTCTTAGTTAGAAGAGAATTGTTAAAAACCTCAAAATTAATTTTTGAAGACTTAAATGATAGAAATGGATTTTCAATTTTTAAATATGAAAATAGCAATCCAAACAATATTATTTAATGCGCAGATAAATATGCCAGAAAATATGTTGCTGCATTGGCTTGAGCAAGCTAATGAATATGGAGATTATGTTTTTATAACAGAAGGTGCCACAAAAGCAGTCAGTCATTACTGGGATGGAGACACTTCATTTGCCACACAGGATGGGTCATCAACAGATGATACTGTTGAAATCATAGAAAATTTTATTAAAAATAAACCTAAATTTTTCTTCAAAAAAGCAAGTAATTTTTGGGATGGCAAAACATCTATGTTAAATTTTTGGATGAATCATCCTGATAAACCCAAAGATATTGATTACATTTGGCAAATTGATGGGGATGAATTTTATTTAAACGAAGATTTTGAAAAAATAAAAACAATATTAATAAAAGAAAATCCATCGCAAATAGATTTTTTTGCAAATCATTTTTGGGGAGATTTTGATCATTGTATTGATGAATCATCTGATGGTAATTGGGCTAATGAAATCCCTTGGAGTAGATTATTTAAAGTTAATGATAAAAGTAAATGGATGTCACATGAACCTCCAAGAATGCAATTTGAAGAATTCACTAAATTAATTAGTAAATATGAAACTTTAAAACAACAAATAAAATTATATCATTATAGTTACGTAACTGAAAATCAAGTTTTATTCAAAAGTAAATTTTATAAAAATCCACAAAAAATTAATCTATATAAAGAATGGATGAA